ATTTATATTTTCATAATTTCTATTTTCATAATTTCTATTTTCATAATTTATATTTTCATAATTTCTATTTTCATAATTTCTACTAAAATAATCCCAACCTATTGAATTATTTACAATACAAAATAATAAAATAGGCCAATCAAAAACATTAAAAAATAAAAGAAAAATAAATATAGAACATATAAACCAATATTTTGTAAATTCGTTTTTTTTATTATCAGAATAAGTAATTCCTTTCGTATTTACATATATAGACATATATATAGAAATTATTAAATTAATAAAAATAAATATAGTATACATTTATATTTATTTTTATTTTATTTTTGATATTTAAATGGAAGAAGATAATTGTATACAATTTACAGATTCACCAAATATACCATGTAAAACTATAAATTTTCCAACATTTGACGATAATACAAAATTTAATGATGAACAATTTAGTACATTTATACAAAAAAATTACGATAATCCTAATTTCAAATATAATGAAGATTATATAAAATCAACTCCTACACAAGACAAATTTAAAGTAAATAAACAACAAAAATTTGTATCTAAATATAGTAATTTTCATAATAATTTTGAAGGTTTACTTGTTTATCATGGTTTAGGCTCAGGTAAATGCCATGGAATTAATACTCCAATATTAATGTACGACGGTACAATCAAAATGGTACAAGATATAAAAGTAAATGATAAGGTAATGGGTGATAATTCTAATCCACGTAACGTATTGTCATTAGGTTCAGGAGTAGATCAAATGTATAAAATAATTACATCTAATGGTGATTTTTTCACATGTAATTCAGATCATATATTATGTCTAGTTATTAAATTTAGAACTATATTAAGACCACAACATGACGGAATATATCATATATCTATAAAAAAATTCTTAGAACTCAAACCACAAATTCAAAATAAATTTAGAATATATAAATCTATGACAAATTGGACAAAACAAAATACAGAAATAGACCCATACAGTGCAGGTGAATTATATACTTCAAAAATCGATAAACAATATAGAATAAATTCTTATAAAAATAGATTAAAATTCTTAGAAGGGGTAATAAAAAAACATGGATATAAAGAAAATGACAATACCGTAATAAATAAATATTGTAATGATCTTAAATTTCTAATAAATTCATTAGGTATGGATTTTAAAACTATAAGAGATACAATTATTATTTATAACAATAAATCAGAAACTACATTCAAAATAGAAAAATTAGAAATAGATGATTATTACGGATTTACAGTAGATGATAACCATAGATACCTATTGGGAAATTTTATAGTTACACACAATACATGTACATCTGTACTTGTAGGTGAAGCTTATAAAGCTTATAAGGGTAATCTAGAGACATTTAATACAGTAGGGCACGATGATAGAATAATAGTTTCTCTTCCTCCTGCTGTAAAAGAACAATTTAAAGAAGAACTTTATGGTAAAATGATGAATGATTCAAGTTTATTGAAAAATGAAGGATGTGTAAGTGATAACGTTATGGTAAATGGTAAAAAAGTAAATTATGCTTTAGAAGTTAAAGAAACCAAAATACCTACAATATTACAAAAATTAATTAATGAAAAAAAAAAGGAAACACCAAAACAACAAAAAGTTACAATTTCTACTTTAAATAAAATATTAAGTAGACAACAAGTATTAGATAGACAAAAAAATAATATAGATATAAGATTGGGTAAATATTGGAATATAAAAACACATATTGGATTAATTAATGGTTTATTGAAACACGATGATCCAAATATAATAAAAGATTTAACAAAACAATTACATAGAGGAGGTAGTCTTGTAATTATAGATGAAATACAAAATCTAATAAGTGAATCAGGTATATTATATGATAAATTAATAAAAATATTAACACTTTTTTCAAAAAATAATAGAATTATAGTACTTACTGCAACTCCTATTTATGATAAACCTTATGAAATAGGATTACTTTTAAATTTATTAAATCCAAGACTATATTTTCCACGTAATCAAGAAGATTTTAATAATATGTTTTTTGAAAATACAGAAACACAGACATTAAAAAATAAAGATCTATTTTATTGGATGTGTAATGGATATATAAGTTATTTCAGTGGAGGTAATCCAAGAAATTTCCCTTTCAAAAGAATAATATATCAATATCACAGATTATGTTCTAATCAATCTAAAATATATTATTATTATCTAGCAGAAGAAATAGATAAATTTTTATCCTCTGTATCACTAACCGCAAGAAGAACAGACCTAAAACAAGATTTTGAAGATTTGAATAAAAGTTTTTTAATACGACTAAAGAAATTTTGTAATATAATTTTTCCAAAAGATATAGAAAATTTATCCAAACCTGTTACAGCTGTAACACACACTAAAAGAGACATATTAGAAAGTTTTAAAGCTAAATTAGATACTTTAGAAGAAATAGATATTTCAGGTGAAAAAATAAGTATAATAGATTTTATAAAAGATAATTATAGTTCTAAATTTGCATCTATAATAAATACAGTTGAAACTACAATAGGTACAAATGTAATTTTTTCAGATCTTCTTACTTATGGAGTAACTTCTTTATCTATTATATTTAAAAAAATAGGATATGAAGAAATTAAAATAAAAGATTTTAAAGAAATTCAAAATGATAAAGATATCATTAAAACCTTTCAAAATAAATATAAAGATAAAAAATGTTTCTGTATATGGTCAGGAGAAATAAAAACAGGCGATAAAGAAATTTTCTCAAGTATACTAAGAAAATTATTTAATTCTTATGAAAATAAAGATGGTGAACTTATAAAAGTTATTTTTGGAACAACATCAATCATGGAAGGTGTTTCTTTTCAAAATGTTAGAAACGTACATATAGTTAATCCTTGGTGGAACGAATCTAGAATAGAACAGGTCATAGCAAGAGCTATTAGATTTAAAAGTCATTTTAATCTAGAAGATGAAGATAGGTTTGTTAATGTATACAGACATATTTCTATAACACCCAGTTTTCCAGAGAGTTCTTATAGTGCTGTATCTGATAGTTTAAAAGAAAAAAGAAAAAATCCAGAAAAAAATAAAAAAATAATGGGTAATATTAAAAAATGCGGATTTTTAGATAAAACAGTAGATCAATATATGGATAATCGTTCTGCTTTCAAAAAACTTAATTCTATACAATTTGAAAGATTGATAAAATCTTCTGCTGTAGACTGCGAATTTAATAAATATGCAAATTTGGTAAGATTAGAAGAAATTATTATACCTTCTTTTAATTATGGTGATACAAGATATCAAATATATTATAGAAATCCTTCAAATGGAGAAGTATATCTTAAATTAATTAATAATAAAATAGTAGATAAATTACAAGATATAAAAGATTACACTAAAAAGATAACTTATCTAAATGATAATGGTGCTGTATCTTTTAAACCATGTTCTAAAGAAGAAGAAGATTTTTATTATGTGCTTGATAATGATAAAGAACCTATATCTAACATAACTGATGATTATATAATAAATGAAGATATAGGATGTGAATCTTTACAATTTGATCCATCTATTGAAAATGAACAAATAAAATATATAAAAAACAAAACAGACAACTTTAAAAAAAGTTTCAAGTAAAATTATAGATTCTATTATACCTAAAAGTGTTTTTTCAGAATTAGGAGATTATAATATGAAAAATACAACTTTTTATAAAAATATAAGTACTAAAAATATAAAATTAGTATCTCTTATTAAAGGCGATGTTTCTATTAAACAAAACCTAATAGAATGGCTAAATTTAGATAAAATAGAAAAAGAAAAAATAAATGCAATTAGTACAATATTTAAAAATACTATATATGGATATGATAAAAAGGTTCATAATGAATTTATATTCGGAAATACACCTTTAAAAGAGGACACACCTGATTTAGAAATAATAACTAGTGCTATACTAAATAAAGAAATTCTTATAAAATTAAGTTTAGGAGATTTAAAATTACTTCATTAATGAATTTAAATCATAACGAATTTAAATAATTAATATAACAATTAATATTTTATTTGTTAATTATAAAATATTAAGATGGCTAATAAGATAGGTATAGATGAAATAATTAACAAACTAAAAGATAAACCTGTAATTGATATATTAAATTTTATAATGTCAAATCTAAATATAAACCAGGTATTAGAATGTTTAAAAGTAATAGATGAAAACGCTTATAAAACATTATTAGAAGATCAAGATGATGATATTTTTATAAATTACCCTGTAAATGTAACTACAGAACCCGACTCAGTAGATGATGTAAAAATGTATATAATAGATATAACTAAAAATACAAGAATAGTACCTTTGGCTTTTATACCGAAACTATTAATAGATTCAGATAATTTTGTAGATGAGTCTATAAAATCTGAGTTTAGCCATGAAAAGGAAATAATTGTTAAAGAATATAAAGGAGAAGGTACTCTTTTTAGTAGTATAAAAGATGCTACATCTAAAGAAAAAGACAAAAGAAAAATAACGATAATAGTTATACAAGAAATACCAGGAGAAGATCATAAATAATAATAAGTTACATTTACATTTAGAAGAAGATAAATTATTACCTAAATATTTATTAAAGAGTAATATAGAATTTACTATTTTATATACTCTTGTAAGTAAGAAAAAAGGCAAAGACAAACAATATATATTATCAAATGTATATACTGCTACTATTCCTGAAATAGAAAAAATGGCAAAATCAAAATCATATAAAGGTCCTTTAGATATAGATCCAAATGAAAGATTAGTTAGTATAGAAATTATAGATTATGTTTATAATTTTTTTAATGTGTATAAAAAGTTAGATATCAGCGTAAAAGATGTCTCTAGACAATCTATAAAAATAAACCAAAAAAAACACAGAATAACTGAACTAATTTTTCCATACGGTATGGGTGATATATGGTGGTTTGAAGATAAAAATAATCCATATTTTAATATTTTTTCGTATACTTCTAAAAAACAAATAGATAGTAGTCATATTTTTAACAGTAAACATAAGTTATATAAAGGTAAAGGTAAAGATAAAGATAAAACATGTACCTTACATGGTACTAACTGTGTTTTATTGGCGTATGATTATAGAAAACTTAAAAATAAATTTTTTATTAAAAGTTTCGATGGAAAAAAAGAAACATACAAATGGGTAGATGAATCCGGATTAAAAGATGGTTGTTCTTGTTCAGATATAACTAGAAAATTAAATCCATTACAAGAAACTATAAATATGAATTCTATAAAAGATATAAATCAAAGACCTGATTATTTTACAAGAATGTGGGGAAAATATACTAAAAATCCCAAACGTTGGGATAATAACGAGAATGTAGATCTTAGATTTTTTAACGCAGGTCCATGGAAAAAAAGATTACCTATCAAAACTCAAAAATATGATTATCCAGAAGGAGAAACAAAATTAAAAGTTGAACCTGATACTAGATATTATAATCCTCCTAATATAGGTGAAGAATTATGGGCAGTAGGTACTGCACTTTCTAAAGACATGGATGAAAATACATTAAACGAAAATATTAAAAGACTACAAGAATTAGAAAAATGTATGAAAAAAGATGTAAAAAAAGATAGTGGTAATACTGAAAAAAAAAGAGTACCGGCAAATAAGACTACTACTACTAAAAAAGACATAGATGATGAAGGTATAAATTTAGATGATGATGGTATAAAATTAGATGATGATGATGAAGACGGTGGTTATACTGGAGCGACGTTAGCTTCAAGAAATGACGAATTTTCAAGAGATGAGGATTATTCATCATATTTTAATAATTTTGGTTCATTACTTAAAAAAATACAATATGGAGCAGCTAGAAAGAATGCTTATGTAACAGGTGTTAGATTCGGAAAAACACAACCAAGTTTTCTTACGTATATGTTTAATCCTAGAAATGCAGATTGGAAAAGGACTTCTACTGGAAAACCAAAAGGAAAATGGGCTAGTACAAAAGAATTAAAAATGTTATCTGAAGAAGGCAGACAGCCAAGAATATCACAAAAAGGTATTAAAAATTTCAAATCTCTTAAAAATTTAACCCTTCCAGATAATGTATTTAATACAAATTTTATCCAATTAGATTCGTTAAATCCTAATAATTTTGGATATTACCGTAAAGTTTTGAAACATATAAATAAGGAAAATAAAGGTATGCAATTATATCCTTTGGGTAAAGAAGCATATCTCAGGGGTCCCCATAAGGGTGTTAGTTCTACATACAGTCAGCAGACTTCAGAACGTCTTGGATTATGGCCTCAGCCTAAACGTATAGCACGACTAGTTCCCAAATCAGAGTTTCAATTTGGAAGAAAAAGTAAATCTTGTTTCGGAAATGCTAATGAATACAGTACAATAAAAAGTGCATGGAATGGATATGATATACCTGGTATAAGAGATGCAAGCTATAATTATAAAGGTACGCAAGGTGTATATGGTGGTGTTACGGGAGTAACAGGGAGAGGTTCATCTTCTAATCAGACTTTTACTCAAGAACTTCTTCCTAGATTTGGAAGTTCTAAAAAGACTACAAAAAGAAAGACTACAAAAAGAAAGACTACAAAAAGAAAGACTACAAAAAGAAAGACTGCAAAAAGAAAGACTACAAAAAAACGTCGCGCTTCTAGATAATAATTTCTTTTATTTTTACAATTAAATGATGAATGAAGGTAAATTTGAAGGAGGAGGAACACCTATAGGAGCTTTGGTTCAGCAACCTCAGCAGATGTCTCAGCAGATGCCTCAGCAGATGCCTCAGCAGATGCCTCAGCAGATGCCTCAGCAGATGCCTCAATATACGCCTCAACAAATTCCTCAGCGTCAGATGGCTTCTGTATATTCATCGTGGTATGATAAATTTAAAGAATATACAAAATGTTCATTTGTACATATTATAGTATTATTTATAGTTATAATATTATTTAACAATTCAATGATTTATGATTTTGAGAAAAATTTTATTAATCCGGGATTAAGATTTGGAAATCCTCCGCTTATAGCAGTTGTATTAAATTCTCTAATAATATGTTCTATATTTATATTAGTAAGTAGATTCGTTTAAATTAGCTTAAAGAAGTAACTCTAATTTAGATTAAATCCTAATGGATCTTTTATCACCAGAGGATCTATTGATAAAAAATTTATTGGATTTTTATTCTATTTCTAAAAACATGGAAGTATTTACTAGTATAGTAGAAGAGGGTAGTGTAAGTTTACGTTTACTTGATTGGTTTTCTACGAATTATTCAAAGAAGATCAAGATTTACATTGATCAGATAGACGTCCATACGGATTATAAGAATAAATTGAATGGTTACAAAAAGAAATGTTTCGATCCGTTTTGTCGTAAACAGCGTATATTTTTATATACTAAAGATGGTAGTTCTATAAGAGAACCTAGCGCTAAGTTAGTTTTAGATTATAAATATATAGTAGATCATGATAAATATACAAATAAGTCAGAAGGTATAGTGACTACAGTGGGACAGTTAAATTTTTTTAAATGGTGTATGGAAAAGAACATAATCAAATATATAATTGAGAATATACGTCATATAGAAAAAAGTATGACTGAGATGTCAAATATTAAGAAAAATAAACCAAACGTAAATAGGAAAACTCCAAATAACGTTCATAAAACTTTGATGAAAATTACGATCAGATTTGATTAAATTAAAATCTATATAAACATTAAAAATCCACGTATATAAGGATGAAAGATAATACATTATCTAGGTGGATTTACAGACAAGGATGTTTTCTTACTAAGGATTCTAAACTAAATATAACCCATTTATGTTTGGATGGAGGTAAGATTAATATTCCTAATCATAAAACAATTGAATTTTTTAATGAATATTATGAAGGTATTTTAAAAGGTGAAAAATACTATATGTGTGAGACTACTACGGAAATTAGTAAGATGTACTGTGATTTTGATTTTATAGTTGAGAAAAATATAGATTTAGAAATGATTAATAAATTTAGTATGTATTGTAGGGAAGTAGTTTTAAGACATTTTGATGATGAATTCGATTTGATAGTATGTACTTCTCCTAATAAGAATGTTCAGAGAAATAAAAAGAAATGTTTTAAAGTAGGTATTCACTTGATTTGGCCTGATCTTTTTGTTACTTTGGATCAGGCATTTGATTTAAGTAAGCAATTTGTAAGTTATTTAAATGAAAAGCTCCCAGAATTTAATTGGGGAGATATTATTGATGAGCAGGTTTATACTAACGGTTTAAGGATGATAGGTTCTAGAAAAGTTTCAAACAAAAAGAAAATGATAAAATTAAATTCAGTTAGTTCTGAGCAAAGTATAAAACTTCCAGAAAAGGATTATGAAATCATTAAGATAGATGAAAATCGTCCATATCTTCCAAAATTTATAATTAATAAAGACAGTACCGAAGAAATCGATTTTTCTTTGGAAAGTCTTATTCAATGTTCAATCAGAACTTTCAATAATGAACAATTTTTAGAAGCAGTAATACCTATTCCAGAATTTCCTAGAAAGAAAAAGAAAAAAATATCTTTACAAAAAGATACAGATATAGAAGATAACGTATTTAATAGAATTGAATCATTTATTAGATATCAAACAATCACACAATGGAACAGCCCATTGAGGCAGTTAAAAAAACATGGTACTTTTTATTTAGCAAAAATAGACAGTATGTATTGTTTAAATATACAAAGAGAACATAATTCATGTGGTATATATTTCCAGATTACAGAAAATGGTATGTATCAAAGATGCTTTTGTAGATGTGAAACAATTGATGATAGAATGGATGGTATGTGTAGTAAATATAAATCTTCATCTTTTCAGCTTCCTATGGAAGTAAAAAAAATGCTTTTTCCTAATTCAAAAAAGAAAAATATACAAAAATATTCACCTAGTAATAAACAAATAAAGGAAATATTTGGAAGTAATAGACTTTTAAAGAATAAAGAAACACTTCAAGGATATCTTAAAATGTCCCTAAATACTATTTTTGAAATCGAAAAGATCTGTAAATAATTTTATTTAGTTCAATAAATGGCTTTTCAGGGATCAGGTCTAATATCTGACCCAAATTCAAATTATTTTTCATTTCTTGCACGTAAACCAAATGAAGGTAAAATACCAAATCCAAGTGAAATGATTACAGGTAGCAGCCATACATATATAATTGATTCACGTGAAAGAGATAAGAAACTATTCCCAAGTCCTTCATCGTACAATATAAAATTTAATCACCAATATAAAAACGTAACAAGCATAGAACTCAGAGGAAGTATAATACCAAAAACAGAATATAACGTAAATACAGGTAATATGTTCATACCATTCAACGTACAGGATTTCATAACAAAAACAATTATAAAAGACGCTGGTTTCGGATATCAAAACGGAATATATACTGCACCCCAGGTTGAAGTTACCCCACCTGCAATAACAGGCGGCACACAAGCAACTATAACTGTCACAGTTACAGACAACAGTATTTCTAATATAATTATAACAAACCCAGGAACAGGATATCTACAAGGGTTTTATGGAGGAAGAGATGATATAAATGATGGATTCTATTTAGGAGCAGGTGTATCTTTTATAAATAATATACCTATAGATAATAATCTTAGACAACGTTTTAAGAATTCTAAAATACAAATTGATGTAGGTAATGAATTAGTAGCTTCATTAATACCCGGACAATACGATTTTGCAAATCCAAATGATGATCTACCTGGATTATGTAGAGAAGTAACTAGAGCTTTACAGGCAGAAGTAGATAATGCTATAGCTGATGGAGTAATAATACCTGTCGTAGGAGGACCACAAACAGGTGCACAATATTTTCCTTTCCCAACTATTACTCCTGATGATGGAAGCTGTTATCTAATAACAACTAACGCTAACGCAAGTCCAAATGTACAGGTTGCAATACAAAGAGGAGTAGGAGATGGAACATTTATACAAAATCCATTCATTGAATTACTATGGTCGTCAGATGATTTCTCTGATTCATCTGCAGTTACCCTACTTGGATTCGGATCTAATATTAAAAGTAACAAATTTATAGTAAGTAATCCACCATCACCTATGGACCAAACTAATAACACACGATCAGATCAAGCTTGGTCTTTAGAACCTATAATAGGAAGAAATAATTATGATATAACTGACTCTCCCGTATATTCTATACTTTCTTTTGGATCGTATAGCACAGACGGAGATAGAATAGAATCAACTAATTCTACACTAGATAAATCATTTGCTACTTTAGTATTTGATGCAAATGCACCAAATACTATATGGAGAAGCCCTGAAGATACCATACCAGACCCAGGAACGGGACCTTCTTCATATAGCACTCTTCTATCTAAACCAGGTATGCTTAAGGCTATAAAAGGGGCAGATTTTGATAATAAAATCTTATCTTTTGGACCTGCTCCTTTAGCAGAATTAAATGGGATTATTATAAATTTTAAAAAATTTAATGGTGATCTTATTGATTTTCATGGAAGGGATCATTTACTCATTTTTAATATAAATGCACAAGATATCAATTCAGGGAATAAATGGTAATGCCAAAAACTATTATATATAAAATAACTAGAATTAAATCCAATAAAATTATCATTTATTTTAATAAAATATAATTTTATTGCTTTCTCTCAAATTAAATATGCCAACACTTAATTTGAAGGATAGTTTAAATAGTGATATACTTAAATCACCTGCATGTAAATATTATACAGATTTTATACTTAATTCAGAAATATCTATATCTAATGAATATATTGATTTAATTTCATTAGGAAATGTTATAATAGATATTAGTAGTTGTTTAGATGCTACGGATAAAATACAAAATAATATTATACAGGAAGTATATGATTTTTATCTAGATAAAATTGATGAAAATTCAACAATAGTAAATGATTTATTAAATCTAGACGATAGAGATCATTATGATAAACATAGGCTAGGTAAAATAAAAATAAAAAAATTATTATTTGCAAAAATATATAATTTAAATACAAATAAAGAAGATATAGAAGACTTTATTAAAGAAACAGATGATCTAGGTGATCATACTCAAACTTTTATAGATGGTAATATAAAAAATAAATATTGTAGTAACGAAAATAAAACAAACTCGGATAATTTGGAAGATCTTATATTAGAACAAATATTATTATTAACATACGGAGATAATTATGTTTCATATTTAAAAACATTTAAAAATTTTATTACAGAATATGAAAAATTAAATGGTATATTTAAAAAACTTGTTAAGGGTATAGTTTATGAAAAATATAAAGCTGTACCTAAAGATAGAATAGTTTCTGTTGGAAACATACAAGAAAAAGAACTTGACGAAATTCGTAATGCTTTTAAAGGCAGAGACTCTCTTTTAGAAGAATTAGCAAAATTTAATGGTAATCTTGATGATTTTAAGGTTATGCAAAAAAAACATACTGCACAAACTAATCTAGAAGAACTTTTATTCACACAACGTGAATATGATACACAATTAAAAGATGATTATGCTAAACAAAGTAAACAATTACAAGAAGATTATGATACTAAAGTTGAAAATTTAGAATATTTAATTAAGACTGAATTAGAAGAAGAAGAAAAAAAATTATTAGAAATTAAGAAAGCTGATGCTGCTAAAAGATTTAGTATTGATAAAAAACAATTAGAAGATAATATAAAACAAACAAGAATAGAAAATAAAAAAAAATTAAAAAAACTTAAACAAGATTATAAAGATTTACTTGAGTTAATTGATCATGTAAATCAACTAATAACTGACAGTGATATTCTTATGCGTATGACTAGAAATAATATAGATATTAAATCATTTGACCAAATTAAAGAAGATTATAAGAATTTAAATAAAGATTATGAGGAATTACTAGCTATTAAAAATAACACACCTACACATCCAGACCAGAAATTATATACCGATCTTTATGTTAAAATGTTGTATAATATTAAAAAAATACACACAAATTTAATTTTCATAAAAACAGCTATAAAAATTGTAGATGACAAAATACAAAAAGCTACATTTATACAGTCTCACATAAGAAGATTTTTAGTAAGAAATGGTTCTGATTTATCAGAACAGGATAAAGCAGCAACTACAATACAGACTCTTATCAGAACTAAACTTGCTAAAAATATAGTGGATAACTTAAAAATAGATAAAGAAAAAAAAGACGAACTTAACAAATTATTAAAAGAGGAACAATTAAAAGAGAAACAATTAAAAGAGAAACAATTAAAAGAAGTTAAAAAAGGTATACTCGGTTATTGGGATAAACTATCAAAAATTATCAAAAAAATAGGTAGTTTAAAAAGTCTTAATGAATTAAATCCTTTCTTTGTTTCCCTAGCAGATAATAATTGGAATATACCTGATTTTGAATATAAAAGAATAGAAACATATAGAGATGATAATTTATTACCTGAATTTGTAAATAAATGTTTAAATGAAGTTAGTTTAAATGAAATGTATGATACTATTAAGAATGATTTTGAAATAATTAGAGGTCCTGTTAGGATATATCTTAAATTGAAGCCTGAGTTACAAAATGAAAAAGGTATACTTATAGAAAAAAAAGATAAGTATGAAATTAATTTAACTGATGTATGTAAAAAAATTCATGGTTTTTATGACGAATATAATGGTTTTTATGACGATTATAATAATAAAAAATTAACAGGTCCTTTTTCCAGTGTATATGACAGTACTGTTGATAATGGTCCAGAATATATATTTAACGAATCTGTAAAGGGTACGTTAGATAATATGATAGGAAATAAAGATACTATTATAATGGCTTATGGTCCTTCTGGTTCAGGAAAGACTGCTAATCTTATAGGTGATAAAAATGTAGGAAATGGTATAATTAAATATTCTATCGAATATATATCTAAACACCCGGAATTAATAAGTATTAATATTAGTTCTTATCAATATTATAATACATGTGGTAGTTCAAATAACAAACGTAATAGAAGTATAAGATTTGATTCTTTAGGAGACTATGGAGAAGACATATATAAATATGAACAAAGTAAATATATTATAGATTTTGAAATATTTCAAAAAATATGTAATGGATTATTTGAAATAAAGGATGATGAGAATATAATGAATACAGAATCACAGTATAATAAATGTATAATAGACTCCTGGGACATAAAAACAGGTGATATAATATTTAAAACAGGAAAGATTGAGTTTGAAAATGTAACTAAGATGCAAAAAAATGAAAAAAAAGCATATTATTTTAGAACAGTACTTAAAGAATTTCTTAATAGAAAAAAAAAAAGAATAGAAGTTTTCCCACAAATAAACATTGAAAAATTTATGAATGAGGATTTTTTTAAAAACGCTAACGTAGGTATTTTAAATAGTTTTTTTAATAATCCAGATACTCATACTCAAATATATAATCAATATATACCAATGGATAATGTAAAAGATAATCAAATTATTATAAAAGACATTATAAGTGATAATACAAAAGTAAGTTCTATAGTTGCTAAATTAGCAGCTAAATTAATAAATACAGATTTAAATTTAAAACAAAAAGAAGATTATGCAAAAAAACAAATTCCGTATATATTAGAAAAAATATTTAATTTTGGATCTTTATATTTGTCTGAATTTAATTTTATACCAACAAAATCAGATAAAACTATAAAAGAAATAGAATTAGATTTAGAAAACCCTGTAACGGATTTTGATAGAATATATAGAAAAATTAAACATAATAGACCTACGCGTGCTACTGTATTAAATCCTGATAGTTCTAGAACACATTTATTTATAAATTTCAAACTATTATTTGAATATAACAAATCTAGTAATGTAACATTTATAGATTTAGCAGGTAACGAGAAAGCAGATGATAATTTATTTAGGATGAAAGAAGAAGGAGACGGTATTTCTGCAAGTCTATGCTATAAAAGAAAGATTAGCACAAAAACAATCAGGAAACGACTCGTTTGAAACTAATATTAATAATTATACATACAGTGGATTATACGGAGAGACTTGTAAAGACACGGTATATCGTAATTTTGGAAATTCGTTTCACCAATTAATATGTGACGAACATATCACTATATCGCTCTATTTAAATTTACCTAGTGCTTTAATAGACCCTAAAAAAGGAGGTAATAAATTAGTTAATCTTAATAGATGTAATGCTATTTACGGAACGTTAGATCTTGTTCATTTGCTTATGGAAAAAACAAAGATAGCTGGATATATAGAAGATGTCGAATCTTCTTTTGGACGGAGACGTAAACCTTTATTAAAAAGGAAAAGTATAAAAAAGAAAAGTATAAAAAGAAAAATTAAACGAATATCTTAATAAGATCGTTACTTGTTATATTTTCTTTAACATTTATAATTGTTTTTCTTACTGTGTATAAATTATTTCCCTTTGGTTTATCTTCTCTTTTAGACAAAGGATATAATACACATTTTTTTGTTTGATTTCTTCCGGATCCATGAGTTGAACTTTCCATTCTAGTTTCAAATTCTATAACATCATTTGATTTTAAGTTATTAATTTTAGAGAATCTAGAGATAGGTATAGAATCATATGTATATTCTCTTCCTTTGCTCCAAGTTATAAGGTCAACATTAAAACCATTTGGTTTACATACAAAATCAATTGTATGATGTCCAGGTGGTTTCCATTTAAAAAGGTTAGTTTGTGTTTTGTATCGTATGGGATCATCCATTGGATAGAATATGATACCGTCTGTTTTTAATTTTAGATTTTCTATATCTTGAAAAAGTGTTTTAATATATTTTATTTTATAGAATTTTTTGAGTGATATATTAAAAGTATCATTAGGTCCTTTTTTAATATGTTTAGATAAAAAATCATTTGTAGTCGTCCATCTACTTTCCCAATTTTGTGATTTGAGTAGGTATCTGCCTACTATTATAGAGTCATGTATGATAAATTGGTTATCTACAAGTTCTCCGTCTAGGAGTGTTTCTTGATAAGCAATATCTTCCCAAGTGCATGTTATAATGAAGAATTCCATATTTCTATTTACCATAATAGAAATAGAAATGATATTTTCATCGGGTTTTGTTAGGTCTTCGGGTATTTTTGTGAGTAATAGGAAGTATCTTTCTCCGTCTAATTTTGGGCAAACTACATAGTTATTATTTTTAATAACATTAAAATCTTTTTTTTCAATTGAAACAGGTTGCGCTCCAGGAAATCTAAATTTATCATCAAATTCTTCTCCTGCCCAATAATTACATACTTGTATAGATAATTTTCTTATTAGATCTGCGCTTGTTATTTTATAGAATAATTTATCGCATCCAGGAACTTTAACTTGTGTATACTTCCAAGTTGGTGGCATTTTCTTATTATTATATCGTGTTTCTTTCCTTAAGTTTTCTTTTATTTTATTATTAAATGGTTTGGACTATAGGTACAGATTGTAGTGGTATAGAAGCTCCGATTCAGGCGTTACGTCGATTAAAGATACCACATAAACATTTATGGAGTTGTGAATTGGATAAGTTTGCAAGGTGTTCTATAAAAGCTAATTACAACCCAGATATAATTTATGAAGATATAACCAAAAAGAGAAAATTACCTTCTGTTGATATATATGTATGTGGGTTTCCTTGTCAGACTTTTAGTTCTTCAGGTAAAAGAGAAGGTATGGAAGATCCACGTGGAATTATATTTTTTGACTGTATTAAGGTTATTCGTAAAACCCTTCCAATATTTTTTATTTTGGAGAATGTTAAGGGTTTATTGAGTCATGACAAGGGTCATACATTTTCTATTATAAAAAATAGATTAAACAAATTGAAAAAATACAATATACAATGGAAATTATTAAATACGAAGGATTATGGTATTCCGCAAAATAGAGAAAGAATATTTATAATTGGTATTAGGAAGGATAGACAAAAAAAAGATTTCGAATGGCCTCAACAAAAGAAAATGAAATCTTTGGAAAGTTACGTTGATAAAAAAATTACCCATAAAGACAAACCATATGATTTTTGCAAAGATATAATGAAAAACTCAAAAAGTATATTTTTAAATTTATTTCTTATAAGATTAAATGGTGTGAATTCTAATAAATATTATTCTCCATGTATACTTACTCAGAGTGCTATGTGGTGTGTGCCTATGCACCGTTTTGCTACAATTAAGGAACTTTTAAAATTACAGGGATTTTCTACTTCATTTAAACAATCGGTTTCTAATAATCAATTGAAAAAACAAATAGGAAATAGTATGTCAGTAAATGTTCTTATATGTATATTTATATCTATATTCAAAGTTATTTAATACTTTTATTCAAAGTTATTTAATACTTTTACCATATTTAAAAAATCCTTTATCGTTTATCATGTTTCCATATTTATCATATCTTGTTCCTGTACCGTGGGCCATATTATTTTTAAATTCTCCTATATATTTAATTACTCCTGTTTCGTAGAATAAGGTTCCATTATCAGCAAAACCTTCTTTAAATTCTCCTATATATTTAATTTCTCCTGATTCATAAAAACATTTTCCAGGGCCACATTTTATTCCTTCTTTATGATTACCTTCATATTTAATTTTTTCGTCAGAATAGTATATACATAATTTACTATTAATAAATTTTTTTTTTCTAAAAACCCAGATCTACACTGTGGACATTCTTTTATATTTAATTTCAAATAACACGATAAACATATATTATACGAACAATCGTTATCGCATTTTAATATATTTTTTTCTGTTTCAAATATACATAAATTACAATATTTATCCATATTGTAATAATTGTAATAATATCTTTATTGTTAATTATATTTTTTTTTGAAAAATTTATAATACATATCCACAAGGTCTGGTCTTAGTTTTAACTTATATGTATCCAATATAAACCCATATCCATTTGATTTACCAAGATGTGATTTTCTCCACATATTTATATCTACTGTTTCATTAAATCCAGATTCTTTCAATAATAACTTAAAATCTTTTAAATTATATTCTTTTTCTGGATTTAAGTTTCTCATAAATTTAGATATTTTTGTTTGCGCGCTACTCCATATTTCAAATTTCATCTGAAGATTTTCTATTTGAGGATCTTGTATTTTCTTTTTTGCTTGTTCATAATATTCTTTTTTTATATATCCCTTATTTTGTATGAAATGATCAACTTCAAGACCATGTTCAAATTTATTTTTAGTTTCGTTATCTGGAAACCATATAGTACGTGAATTATTATTAATATCATTTCCAAATATTCTACCAACTTTTTGGATAATACTTGTCATTCTACCAATTGGATTATTAAATTTTACAACTATAAGATGATTTAAAGGACAATTTACTTCATCATTGCATTTTTGATAAGTATTTGATTCAGACATACATCTATCTCCAAATAATCCAATAAATTTAAATCCTTTAGATTTAACAAAATTAACAATTTCCCATGGTTCTGAAAATTCTTTTTTATTATATAAAGTTACATCATCATCAAAATAAACAGAATACCCCAATTGATTATCTAAAATAGATACTGTATGTATTCCTTTTATTCTACCAATCATCTTCCAACTTTCTGCAGCCTCTACATGAAATTCAAGTTTATTACCAACATGACACATTAAAGTAGCCGATTCTTCCATTAAAATTTCTTCAAATACAGACACATAGCTTCCGTCATAGATTCTTTTTTGAATAGAATCGTAATTTACATACGTACTAGGTGTATTAAGGGGTATTATAGGGAAACTCATTGTTTCGAATATATGTTTATTTTGTGATATGTTGCTTACTGTAGCGGTTGTTCCTGATATTTTCCAATTGTTTATTTTAATTAGCTCTATTAGTTCTATTAGTCGTTCTTCGTATGTATTGAAGAAGCCATGTGCTTCGTCTATTATTAATTCTACTTTTCTTCTTGTTATAGATCTTAGTAATTCTAATAGCTTTTCTATACCAGAGGTATTATTAAGAATAATAAATACTTTTATAAAATCTATTATATTTATAGCTTCCTTTACATTTTTAAATCTAGGACCATCTCCAGTATCAAATCTACCAATCGATTTTAATTTTAATCTTTTTGATTTTCCTTCTATTGATATTTTAGTATCTCTTATCCTAGAAGTTAATTGTTGCTGGAGTTGTAATCTTGGAGGAATAATTATAATCACTAAAACATTTCCTTTTATAGCTTTAACCATAGGTTCTAATATAGCATCTCGTGTCTTACCTGATTGAGGAGGTTTAACCTTAATAGGACATTCCATTTATTATAATATATCTAATATTTTTAAACTTCTTTCATTATATTAATTTGTATTTAATAAATAAATGACAAAATATAAAGCATTGGCTATAGCAGCTTCAGGATTTACAATTGCTGCTATATTAATAACAATTTTTACAATATGTTATATGAAATTTGAAGATAAATCAAAAGAAATAGACATAGGAGGAACTATAACTATAATAGTTGTTTCATTTATATATTGGTTCTATATGTCAGAATATTATATGATAAATTATAATATAGTAACTATGTGGCCTAGATTAGCTTTTAGATATGGTTTGGGGTTGGGTATATTTACTCCTTTATTTAGGAAATTAGTTAACGATGATGATAAATTAGAAGAATTATTTCCTCTATTGGTATTATGTCTTATTTTTGGATCATACGTATTTATATTTTTTGAAATAGCTGTTTCAGATTTAGGTAATCATAAAATACCATTAAAAAGTATTTAATTATTACCATTAAAAAGTATTTAATTTATTTATAATAATAAATGAAATATAGATTTTATCATATACCAAAGACAGGTGGTACTGCTATATTTAATATGACAGTTAAATGGAATAACCATAAACGTGCCCATCCAAATATAAATCATATTAAAAGCAGACATTTTCCTCCCTTTGATGATGAAATAGGGTATGCTGTAATAAGAGACCCATATGAACGTTTTGAAAGCGCTTTCTATCATATGGTAGACGCATGTAACGATAATTTCTATTATAAAAATGCAAAAGTTAGTGATTGTGATTGGTTGAAGAAAAATGATATAAATATGGATATTTTTTATACTGATCCTAATGAATTTATAAAGGCTTTAATGGATAGAACCAACCCATATCATACATTAGCACGTAAAATATATTATCGTTTTGATATATTTAGATCTCAATTCCATTGGATATCAAATAAATACAATAATGGAATAGATCCAAACATAAAAATTATTATAAATAATAAAAATCTAAAAGAACAGTTTCAAATAATAGCAGATTCACTTGGAGAATACCCAGAATGGCCAGAAGGAAAAAATGCAAATTCTAGAATTACTAAAAATAATATACCTCTAGATGATTTTTCAAAAAAATCAATTAGAAAATTATATTGGACAGATTTTAAATATCTGTAAATTTTTTGTCTTATTTTAATTTCCATAAGAACCCAATCCTCTTATACCTCCATTTCTATATTGACCAGGCATATTAAATGTTTGGATACCAGGCGTTTCGTACTTTATGTTTTCATTATTTAAAAAAAAAAGCTTCCGAAAGAACTTTTCTTCTTAGTAGTTTTACGCTTCTTAGTAGATTTACGCTTTTTAACAGTTTTACGCTTTTTAACAGTTTTACGCTTTTTAGTAGTTTTACGCTTTTTAGTAGTTTTACGTCTTAAATGCTTTTCATCATCATCCGAATCCGATTCATCAGCCGCGCGTCTTCCAAAACGATATCTTCCAAATCTCGAATGAGGATTTAGCTCCTCTCCTAGTTTGTAAGACCCATAATAATTATTAGATTTAGCAAGTCTCATATTACTGCTACCAGTAGGTTGCCCGGTTCTAGAATTAATATGTTTACGATAACCACCTGGAGTCATACCTGTGTAGTTAGTCATCGCAGATACACGATAAGGACTTACGAATCCTACCATTGGAGTAGTTGTAGCTGACCATGGTCTACTTCCGAAAGACAGGCCCATACTTTGTAGAAATTTATTTGATTCATCCAAACGTGTTTTAGTATCATCTAAAGCTTCTTGTGCGGCGTCATTAGTTTTACCCGATCTACCCGATCTACCCCTTCCTTTTCTACTTTTTGGTGGTGGTAAAGGTGGTAAATTAGTAGGAGGGCGAGTAGGAGGGCGAGTAGGAGGGCGAGTAGGAGGGCGAGTAGGAGGTTTACTACTTCGCCTAAACAAAGACCCTACACGTGAACTAGGGGAAGTGGGTAAAACAGGCTGAACGGAATTTCCTTTATTAGATCTGGTACTATTTCCTCCAATGGTACTATTTCCTCCAATAGAAGGTGCGCCGAAAGCGTCAGTTACTTCTTGAAACGACTGACCCGTATTTTTCCTAGCTCTATCTGCGTGTACGCCTAGTATAAAGTTAAGCATTTGTGAAAGATCACCCATTACGTTTCCTTGTAGGCCGTATTGTTGAAGAATAGTAAAATCTCCAGAAAGAATCATTTTTACGAATTGTTTTATAACCTGTATTATTTCTGTGCACTGAAAAGCAGTTTCATTTATTTGCGCATCCTGTTGTCCGGTTCCGGTAGGTGATATATTGCTTTCTACTAGTCCTAATAGTGACCATACTGAATCAAACTCGCTATCACGGTAACGGCATTCACTTGCAAGATCAGCTGGTGATCTGAATTCTAAAGTTGATGCAGATTTATGGTATCCGTAAACTGTACGATTTGTGAGAAGCCATCCAGCGTGTTCTTTAGAGAATAATTTCATGCATGCCATTATTCTTTTAGTGTATCCCCAGTATTCATTTAATTGTTTATCGGTTACATTCGCAGATATTTTCTTTGAAAACCATACGGGGCATTGTCCTCTATAACAAGTCCTTACGCAAGTCTGCATTCCGTGTATTAATACCAGTTTAATGGATTTTTCCATTACCATTCTTAGGTACCATGTGCGTGCTATGTCGTATTTAATTTGTTCTAATCCTGGTATGTTTACCCATTTTAGTTTAGAATTTTTTTTGAAAGGGTCCTTAACACACATTTTAATTGTAACGTCCATAGGAATATTTTTAAGACTTCCTGAAACAGGTTTTCTCTTTCTTCCGAAAGAATTTTTTTTAGCTCTAATAGATTTTTTTGGCATCTTGTATATTTAAAAGAATGCCAGAAAAAAATATTTCCAAATTATAAATAATGAATTGGAAAGAATTTTTAAAACCGGGATATTTGGACGATAAAGTAAGAGTTGGATATTTTTTTATATTTCTATTGATAACTATATTTCAGACATTTTTAGCATTAAGAATGGAAAATCAGATAGAAGCTAAATATCCATTTGAAGAACCTACAAATGAATGAATATATTATGAATTTTTTTTATTAAAATTATCAACTATGGCTAGTCTTTTTATAGCTTCTTTTGCTGCTATTTGTTCTGCATCTTTAATTTTTTTAGCTTTCCCCTTACCCTGTCTTTCACCGAAGACTACTACTTCTACTGTGAATTCTCTGTTATGTGGTTGTCCGTGTTCTTTAATAACTTTATAAGAAGGTAGGTCAACTTTTATATATTGTGTATATCTTAATAATATATCTTTAAAATTTTCATCTTTAAGAATTTTAGATTCATTGATATATTTATTAATTATATTAAGTATAAAAGTCTGTGCTCCTTTGAATCCTTTATCGTAATAAATCGCACCGATAAAGGATTCAAAAGTATCTTCTAAAAAACGGTCATTTTCCATACCTCCCATATTAACTACCTGTTTACCCATGAGTATATTACCCTTAATACCTATTTTTTCTCCAAAATAAGCTAATGTAGAGCTTTTAACAATTCTAGTTCTACATGTAGTTAAAAACCCTTCATTTTCATTAGGATATTTTGTATAAAGCCAATCAGCTATAACCGCACCTAATATAGAATCTCCTACAAATTCTAATCTTTCATTAGATTCTTTTAAATAATCCATTGCTTCATATGGTGTATCTTTAACTAATTTTTGTATAGATTTATGTACGAATGCTCTTCTATATAATTTAAGATCTTTCCCTACCTTCATATTTGCTATTTTTTCTATTGTTTCTCTTGTTATGTGGGGTGTTGTTAGATCTATAGATAATGTTTCTGATGAGCTTTCTGAGCTAACATCGGAAACATTGTCTATAATGTTGTCTGTATCGTCTGAAATTTTTTCGTAATCTTCAGAGAGAATTTTACGAGCTATGGGTTTTTTAGATATGGTTTTTTTAGATATCGTCATTTATTTGTTTATTATAAATTATTTTCTTAAATTGTTTTTTTCTTAATTTTATTTTTTTTTGTAATAATTTAAAAAAATAAAATATGTAATATAAATGAATAGTATAAATACTCCAATTAAAAAAGAAACTAAATGTGGATTTGTAAGATTAGTAGATATCATGCCCAAAGAATATAAATCTGAAGTTTTAAAATGCGACGAGGCTATTGTCCAATCGGCTCGAGTTTCATATAATCAAGAATCTAAAGGAGATAATGCAGATTCCAAATTAATTAAATTTTTAATTGAACATAATCACGGAACACCCACGGAAGCAGTTGTATTCAAGTTCCATATTAAGTGTCCTATTTTCGTCCAAAGACATATAGTAAAACATAGGATGTCGACTATGAATGAGATTAGTGCTCGATATACTAAAGTATCGGATGGTTGGTATGTACCTGATAAATTTCGTGGTCAATCAAAAAACAATAGACAGGCATCTGAAGGAGAAGTATGTGTAGATATTAAAGATTTCGAAGATAAATGTAATGATATCTATAAATATTATCTTGAACTATTAGATAAGGGTGTTTCTAGAGAATTAGCTAGAATAATTCTTCCTCAAAATATGTATACTGAATTTTATTTAACTATGAATTTGCGTAGTGCTATGAATTTTTGTAAACTTCGTAATTCTTCAGATGCACAATGGGAAACTCAGCAAATAGCTAAGGCTATGGAAGAAATAATTTCAGAGACTAATCCGGTATCCTATTCGTTTTGGTAAAAAAATAATAAATCTATCTATAAATGTTTGTATTAACGGTAATACTGATAATACTGATATTTTTAATAATATTAATAAAATGTTGTAATATTAAAAATAATCCGATTGAAAAATTTGAAGAAACTCATGTTCCTAATTGGAAAAGAAGATGGAATGATCTCCATAGTGTTAATTCTATTATTCACCGTACACATTTTAGTAATATTTCTAAAAATAGTTGGGATTTGAATAAATTTCAAAAAGATAAGATATTTGTTTCTGTTGCTTCGTATAGGGATAATCAATGTATAACTACTGTTAAAAATATAACCGATATGGCAGATAATCCAGAGAATCTTAATATATTTATCTGTCAACAGAACAGTATATTAGAAAATGACTGTGAATATGCGAATGCAACTATAGAACGTTTGAGTCATTTTTCTGCAAAAGGACCTACGTGGGCTAGATGGCGTATTCAGCAAAAATGGAGTGGTGAAGAATATTTTTTACAGGTTGATGCTCATACTAGGATGGTTAAGGGTTGGGATACACTTTTAAAGGAGCAGTTAGAATTATGTCCTTCGGATAAGTCTGTATTGACCCAATATCCTTTAGAATATGATATAGTAGATGAAAAAAATAGAGGTAATTCTGAAAAGGAAAAATGGCAATTGGATAAAAATAGGAGTGGTTTATTTGTAGATAAGTTTGATAATCCAGATGGATTCTATAGGATAAATTCAGATTTCACTAAGGAGATTCGTAAGACTCCATTTTCATCTTCCTGTTGGGCTGCAGGATTTAGTTTTTCTAGAGGTGAATTTATAAGAGAAGCTGGTTATGATCCTCATACTCCATTTTTATTTTTTGGAGAAGAGATGGATATAGCTATGAGAGCATGGACCCATGGATGGGATTTTTATAGTCCTTCTATAACGGTAGTATTTCATAATTATAAACGTGACCATCGTAATACTTTTTGGGAAAATCCTATTCAGCGTCCTTTAGAGATTCTTTCTAGATTTAGAATATATGTTAGACTTGGATATATAGAAGAAGAAGATATACCGGATAAATATAAGTTTATCTTATCAAATTTAAAAGATTATCCTATTGGAAAAGTGCGTTCGATAGAACAATGGAAAGAATTTTGTAAAATAGATATAAAAAATGAAAAGAAAATATAATTTACATTTATTATAAAATTTTTATTATAAATAAATTCAATGATTAAATCCAAGGAGGACTAGAATCTACTGAATAGGGATAGGGTGACATAAAAGAAGATAATGGCATATAACTTCCTCCTACTCCAAAACGCGATCGTCTAGTAGCACGTCTTCTAACGCGTCTTTTAACACGTCTTTTAACATGTTTCTTAGCTTTTTTAATTTTCTTTTTAATGTCACGTTTAATAAGAGATACCTTTCTGTATCCTACATGTTTTCCGTTTCTCATTAGTCGTGTTTTTACTTTATATTTGCGTGCTTGTCTTCTTAAAGCAGCAGTCAGTGCTTTAGGTTTTACAGGTTTACCAGATTTATTTTTTCTTTTTGTTGAAGGTCTTCTACGTGGTTTACGTTTTTTTCCAAAAAGGAGGGACATAAATCCTTCACTTTGAACCATTTTAATTTAAAAGTAACAAATAAAAAAAAATATTTTAAATTAGTTTTAATTTACGATCGATTATTTCTATTTGATTTTTAATCGATATAATATCCATTTCTAAACGTGAAGATAATGTTGGGTCGTGGATATATGTATCTTTAAGATTTTCTATTCCTATAAGAGCACGTTTAAGAATACCACCTAAAATATTTAAAAATATACCTGGCGTAGAATTCATATACATAGTTTTTGTTACATTTGGCTGTCTTTCTAAATCCAAAATTGCCAAATTTACAAATCTTAAACTATTTCCTACTGTAGAATGTATTTTCTCATACATAGTTATTCTAGAATCTCCCCTATACCATCTAAATACTCCTTGCCACCAAGTTGTATCATCTAATTTTAAATACTTATCCTTTGTATTTATTTTAAACCCTGGTCCTATCTTTCCTATAACATTTAAATCTGTTAATATTTTATCTACACAATCGGTATCACACATAAAATGCATTATTTGTTGTATTCTTTGTTGTATTGTTATTTTTTATTTAAGCTAAAATAACATGAATTATCTATTTCTGGTTTATCGTATGATTCTAATGAATTATTAAATGTTTTTATATAATTCATTATATATTTTTTATTATATTTTTTTTTAGATAAAAATAATATTAATTTTTTTTCATCTATAGATGGTAATTTTACTTCATCTAATTTTACTTCATCTATACATTTTTTAAATATATTCCTCGCATTTTTATAATTAAAATTATAAGGTATATTTGTTAATATTTTATTTTCTATAAGTGTATCTATAGATTTATGTTTTTTTATTAATTCGTATGCTATTTCATAATTTACTTTTGGTATAGAAGAACAATAATCACAACCACATAATATACACATATCTACAAATTCTTCAAAATTTAAATTAAGTCCATTTAATACTTTTTCTAAATCTATCTCTGTTAAATGATTTATTTTATTGTTACTTCTAAGAACCTTTTTACAACCTAACGCTAACATATCCGTATCATCTGAATATGTAAAATTAACTAAATTATCTTTTTGTAATACAGCACATACTTCTTCTGCCTCTCCAGGACTATTTATTACTTTAAATCCTAAACTTTGTAATAATTCTTTTGAATCTTTATGATGTTCTCTAGTTACTGTTATTATTTGTTTATTTAATTTTTTTATTTGATGAATTATATATTCTTTATTTTTTATATTATCTTCTAATTGTTTTTTTAATAATTCTATACGTAATTCTATTTTTTTTCTTTGCTTATAACGTTTAACCAAAGTATTATTCTTCTCTGGAGGAGGCTTTCCATCTATTATAAAAATAGGTATAATACCATATTTTACATAATTTAAACATTTATTCAAAAACCCATTAATATGAGAATTTGGATTATTATTTGAATATCTAAATTTATACAATAAAATACTTGTATCTATAGCAATAGTAGCACCTTTAAAATAATTCAAAGAATGAACAGTAACCGCATCAGGAACATATTTATTTATCAATGACGTTAGACCACGAATGCCCATTTAATTAGTAAAATAAAATTTACTTAATCATATGAACTTAGTCGGAACTATCATATTCCTTAATACTACACTCTTCTTTATATGTAAAATCAATTATTTCTTTTTCTCTAGAAATATCTAAATAGTATTTATACATAGGGTGTTTATCAATACCCTCTTTTCTATAAAAAAGTACTTCATTCCATAACTTTTCTAATTTTGGTAGAACAGAAGGAAGCCATTCAGGATCTCTTTCTAATTCAACTACATTTAAAATCATTTTTTTATCATCTGTCATATGAGCAGGCCTATATTCTATATAAACTGATTTATCCAAATTACATATTTCCATATTCATTTTAACTTGTGAAATGTAATGTTCAGGAATTTCTCCTTGAATAATTTTGCGAGAATACGGACATTTTACTTCTATAACAATACCATCATAAGTTATATCATCTGGAGACCCTCCAAGCCATTCTATAGTAGGATGAGGAAGGAGTCCAAATGAATAAGTCTTTTTATTATAAATACTACAATAATGTTCAATTGCCTCATCTTCATATTTCTGTCCATGACGTGTAAATTTATTACCATTAAATTGCTTAGATAAACCACATTTCTTAAAAAGAACATCCTCACGCTTTGCATACTTATTACTACCCAATACAGTATCTAAATCACTAGAAGTCAATTTATCCTTTCTTTGAGAAAACCATTCTGGAGATCTTTGCTTATATTGTTTTATTTTTAATAATTCTTTTACTTGAGGATGAACGTCCATGCTTTTATTTATTTAAATTACTTCTTTAAGTAAGCTTTTTTCCTATTAAATCTTTTCTTACGACCAGAAGAAATAAAATTCTTATTTAGGGTTATCTCTCTATCAGATCCTTTTTTCCATTTATTACCTGAAAATAATTTAAATATAACATTCTTATCTTTCTTATAATTTCTAAATCCATAAATAATACATTTATGTTTATTTTTTCTTATAGTATTTATATGTTCGTCTATCTTGGAAATAACATGTTCATATACTTTTTGATTATTTGAATTACTAGACTCAATAAATTTTTCGATTACAGATCTAAGCCTTTTTATCTCATATTCAGGAACAAGACGTAAACTGTAATATTCCATCTGAAAAGGACGCTCTTCAAGAATTTCTGAAAATAAATCTTCTATAGCATCCGTATTATTAGTACATATACGTATACTATCATCTTCAGATTTTAAATGAACAACAAACCCAACTATAGATTTACAAGTAACTTTATTGGTTAGTCGTACTATTGACCCTGATATAGAACAATTATACAGAATATCATCAATTATTTCCATTTAATATTAATTATTATTTTATTTTATAGATAATAAAATTACTACAGTTATAAATACAACCATAAGAGGTATTAAACTATTCCAATGAAGCAGTTTATTTGTTTCAAGATAATAATATACATAATTAATACATAAAGGAAGAAATAAAAGAAAGAATAAAGAAATACCTACTATCTTGAGATCCTTTTTCTTCTTTTCTTCTTCTTTATTCATTTATTATTTAATTTATTTTTTTTATAGATTATTATTCTTCAAAAATAACTTGAGAAATCCATTTTTCTTTGGATTTATTCCAAACTAAAACTGCACCATCAGATATATCACTAATATCAACATCCAACATATTACATAACTTTGTAACATTATCACCCTTAGGACCCTTAGGACCCTTTAAACCTTGTTTACCACATGGACCTTGAGGACCTTGTGGTCCAGGGACACCCACACCTAGAGGCCCAGGAGGACCTGGAGGACCAGATACACCCACGCCCTGCGGAACCGTCGTTTTTTTAAGTTCAATAACAGCTTTATTTATTTCTTCTATAGTTTTTTTCATATTAATTTCTAATTGTTCAAGATGTTGAAGTTTACTATCAATAAATTCATCTATAGTATAAAATTTAGTATCTTTACTCTTGAAATGTAGATCTACTATCCAAGCTTCCTTTGCAGAAAACGTATTTTTAACCGAGAAAGAGGTGGCTACAGATGGTAAAGCTACTGACATTTATTATTAATAAACTTTATTTATAAATCTGTTTTAACGCGAGGTAATTTTACATACTTTTATTAAATGGAGTTTTAAATGGATAATTTTATTTTGAGGAGTATTCCAATAGTTTATGAAAATGAAACATATGTACGTGAAAAATCTAAAAAAAATATTTCTAAAAAAGATATAGAACGTATAAAAATTCTAGGAATACCTAGAGCTTATAAAAAATTATGGCTGGCTAAAGATAAAAATGAAAATATACAAGCAATAGCTTTAGATTCAAAAAATAGAAAACAATATTATTATTCATCTTCTTGGATATCAGATAGAGATAAAACAAAATTTCAAAGAATGTATAAATTTATATTGAAACTTCCGTCTTATCATAAAAAATTAAACCAACATATAAATGACGATCAATCAAAAGAAGGTGTTATGTCAAAAATGTTAAAATTTTTAGAATTGACAAATATAAGAATAGGTAATAAAAAATACATGGATAAATATAATTCTTTCGGATTGACAACATTAAAAAAAGAACATTTTAAATTCTCACAAGATAAAGTTTTAATTAATTTCATAGGAAAACATAAAATTAAACAAAATATTGAAATAACAGACATACAGCTAATTTCTTTTTTTAAAAAAAATTATTCATTACCTACAGAATGGATCATGAAATATAAAGGAAAAGATAATAATTATTATCGCGTATCAGCACAAGATCTAAATGATTATTTTCATAAATTAATAGGTAGCGATTTTAGCTGTAAAGATTTTAGAACATATGGTGCTAATACTGTTTTTTTGGATGTGTTACAAAAACAACCTATACCTACAAATAAAAAAGAAACTAAAAATAACATAATAATAGCTCTTGAAAAAACTGCAAATAAATTAGGACATAATAAATCTACATCGAAAAAATCTTATGTAATGGATTACATAATAGAACAATACAATGAACGACCAAAATTTATTAAACAATCATCTTTGAAAAATCTGATAAAACATGCATCAAGATAATTAAAATATTTTATAATAATAAAATAATGGGATCGACGTAATTCTATGGAGGAATATAATGTTATTGATCAAGTAAATGTTATGTATGGTTTCGATGTTGAGGAGGATCTTGAAGACATAACTTATAATGATATGTTGATTGCAATAAGAGATCATTTATTACCCGATGGACCTTACACTAATAAACTTATATCACTTGAAAAAATATGTGTTGATAATAATAACCTTATTGTACGGACTTTTTTTAATCGAGCTATAATAGCTTTATATACCAATGAGGGTGGATTAGATCAAAAAGTTCATTTCGAAAATATAAAACATATAGGAAATTTATTGGGTATAGTTATTATGTTTGAACTTAAAAAAGAGAATACACTATTAGAGATTATTAATAATATTTTATCAGATATTTCAAATAAGATTATTAATACTAATAAACGTAATAAATTAAAAAAATTAAGAAAAAAATTATTAAATATAATTTCAGACATTAATACTAATACTGATTATATATTTCCTAAATATAGAGGTGTACCTACATTATTACAATTAACTACTAATTACATGTCAAGATCAAATGAGCTTAAGGAATTGTTAGATTCTATACTTAATACTTTAAATTTAAACATAAACATAGAGGAAGCTCGGTCATCCGTTGATATGTGTAATTTAAGGGAATTAAAACTTGATAATGGTGAGTATATCGATTATTCAAAATATGAAGATTCAAAATATGAAGATATAGATATAGAATATATTAAACTATATATTACTGAATATTTATTTGGATATATGACAGAATATATAATGGGTTTAATTGATAAAACCAACTCTGAAGATGACTATGGAGATGTTATACAAGAATTTATAGATTTTATAATTCAATATGTATTGAGTGGTATTCTTGATTTATCTGTAGAATTATCTGTAGATATAGAAAATTTAAATGAATATATAGAAAATTTAAATGGTATTTTCTTTAATTACAGAATATTAAGATACGACTCTGAAAAAATATCAAATAAGCTATTAGAAGCAATTAAGGATTTATGTGAACATAGGTATGATAGTGAATATGATGAATTTAATAATAAAATTATTACTAGGATAATTAAGTTTTTAGATTCCGTTATTATCGACGAAGAAGCCATCGGCTTCGACGACGAAGAATACGTCGACGACGAAGAATACGACGACGACGAAGACGACGACGACGACGAAGACGATTATTAAATAATAAATGGAAGGTGAAATGAGCCCCGAAGACTTATTAGTTGCCGAAACTATATATAATGAATTAACAGAAACAGTAACAATCAGTGAAAGACATAATTATTTTTGTGATATTGATATACTAATAAGGTTTAAAAATTTAGTCAAGAAAGCATTAACATACGGTGAACCGTATTTTAGAAGTGTGGGATCATCGCCATCACCAGAACCTATATTGGACAATTTAAAAATAGATGAATTTCTTAGATATAAAAAAAGAAGATATAATAGAGGATGGATATTTACAAATTTATAAACCAATTAGTTATAATTTTAATAATGATGAATATTATATAAATGCGTATAAGGATTATATAACTAGGTTATTAAATATTGTAAGTTTTATTAATAACAATAAAAGCACAGACAACGTAGACTTTCCGTTACGTAATGATCGTGTACCTAGCTTAACTGCTATGGAACATATGGCACAGACAAACCCTGAATCATTATCAGAACTTATGGACACTTATGAATTAGGAGGAACACGAGAACTCGATAAACACGAGTATACAGTTAATATGTCTAAAATTGCATCCGTTTATAATGGAAATGACATAACCATATTATTACAAGATATAGAATATATAGAATATATAGAAGAATATATATTCTATTATATTGTATTTTGAATTGATACTGTATTTAATGATGAAATTTTTGATGAAGAAGGAGAATCATATTTAGATAATGTTTATAATTTATTTAAAATTATGTCGGATACATTAGTTGTTTGTATTGATAAGAGTGTAACATTTTTTATAATTTTTAATAAGACATTAAAAAATACTAACTTGAGTTTTTACGAATAATTAATATATTAGACCATATCAAAAAAAATAGAACAATAATAGTATAATAATAATATTATTTTTAAATAATAAATGAACATTGGATTTCAACTTCCTCGTGGAAGAAGACTACGTAATATAATAGAAAGAATGGACCACGAAGACGTAGCCGATGCCTTAGATATGTATAATGAATTAGAAAGAACAGTAACAATCAGTGAAAGACGTAATTATTTTTGTGATGGTGCTATAAGACGAAGGTTTATATTTTTAGTCAAGAAAGCATTAACATACGATGAACCGTATTTTAGAAGTATGGGATCATCGCCATCACCAGAACCTATATTGGACAATTTAAAAATAGATGAATTTCTTAGATATAAAAAAAGAAAAAAAGAAGATATAAAAGAGAATATTATTAATTATTTAGAAGATTATAAACCAATTAGTTATAATCTTACTGAATATAATCTTACTGAAAGTGAACTTACACGTGAGTATGAGGCGTATACATTGTTGTATGATGATTATATAAATAAGTTATTAAATATTGCAAGACGAATTAATAAAAATAAAAGCACAGACAACGTAGACTTTCCGTTACGTAATAATCGTGTACCTAGCTTATTTGCTAGGACTATGTATAGTATGATTCAGACAAACCCTGAATCATTATCAGAACTTATAAACACTTTTAATTTAGAAGAAATACGTAAAAGAAAGTATGAAGTTATTATGTCTTCAATCGCATCCATTTGTAATATAAATGACATAACCAGATTATTACAAGATACAGAAGATATAGAATATATAGAAGATTGTAGTTTATATTATATTATAATGTATTTTGAATCGTTACTTGATACTGTATTTAATGATGGAATTTTTAATGAAGAAGAAGAAGAATCATATTTAGATAATGTTAGTAATTTATTTGAAATTATATCGGATACATTAATTGATTTATGTAATAATATTGAAATATTTCAGACTAAAATATTATTTATTATTTTCAATAAGATATTAAAAAATTCTAAATTAGATTCTCGTATTAATAGAAAATTAATAGAAATAGGAGAAAAATGTTTCGAAGAATCTATAACTATAGATGATATTAACCTAATAATTAAAATATTAAAACATATCAAAGTAAATAGAATAATATAGTATAATAATAGTATAATATAAATAATATTTTTATATAATAAAATGAAAAAAGTTTTAATATTTGATTTAGATCTTACGTTAACATCTGATTGTTTCGTCGACCCTGAGAAAAAAAAACTTATATTAGATATTCTTAGATATTGCAATAAAAAAGGATATAAAATATATATAGTAACAGCTAGGACTACTAATCCATTTTATAATGAAAAATATAGTTTTTATAATAATCCTGCTGAATTATTTAAATCAGATGTAGATGACGATATTATAGATGAGATATGTATAAATATGCGTAAGAGACCAAAAGAGATATCGTTATATAGTCAAGAACTTATAGGTATAGAAGAAACTACTAAATTTATATTAAAAAAACTAAAAGATCCTATATTAATAGAGTATTTTACCGATAATATAACTAGTTCAAATAAGTTATATCAGATTATGAAGATAAAAGAATACAATAAACGTATTTCTTGGGAAAATGTATATTTCTTTGATGATGCTCATTATCATTTACAGACTTGGAATATGTGGAAAGACTTTATTAATAAAGAAATGAGAATGATGAATTTTGTCGGAGGGCAAGGTAATTGTGTGTTTTATGATTATCCTGTTGAATATTTCAGGATGAATAAATTAATTAAAATGTAGTAAAAGGATATGGTGTATTAACCGCATTAGGAAATCTTCCAGGTGACCCAAAATTATGTCTAGATATAGGATTATAAGGTGTCCAATTTCCTTGGTATGGATAATTGTTAGTTAATTGTGGAGTAGAGCATTGTTGCGATGTACATCCTGTAGTGTATTCTCTTTGTGTATTATCCCACCATCCGAATCTTGCTCTACCTGTTCTTAGTTTAGTTTCTGATTTTGTTTTTTTAACGTTTCTTCTTTTTATAACATTTCCATTTTTATTTATATTATTCCATATAGTCAAAATAGGAATTTTCTTACCTTTTTTCGAAAGAGGTATTTTATGTTTTTTAGCTAATTTAGTAATGATTTTAATAACCTTTTTATGATCTTTATCTTTTTTATTTTTTAAAACCGTTTTAACTTTCTTAAAAAGTTGTTTTATAGTTGGTTTCCCTCTTGTAATTTTTTTAAACTCCTTTAAAATGCTTTTTTCTGTTTCATTATTTTTTTTTTTACCGAATTGTGTTGATTTATTATTTTTCGCGTCGCATGAATACCATTTTCTCCCCATTTGATAATTTCTGCGTCCTCCTGAACACTGTCTGATTCCGAATCTCGAAGGTAGCATTGGTGTATTTATTACTGGATCCCGTATAGTTGTTATATCACTTAGGGTTCTAAACATATTTAATATATAAATTTAAATTAATTTTTTTACAAAAAAAAAATAAATAAAGAAAAGAAATCTATTAAATAAAGAAATCTATTAAATAAAGAAAAGAAATGGTTTATAGTCCTGCTATAAGAAGATATTTCGAGTCATTAGGGCATTCAAATTTAACATATATAAATAAGTCTATGTTAGAGAAGAGAGATGAAGTTGGATATAAATTTGTAAAAATATTTGAGAATGAGAATCGTAATGATGTATATAGTTTTGCATTTTATGAAAAAATAGGAAGAAATATAGAGAAGAGTATTTTCAATCAAACGATTAAAAATTGTAAATGTAAGAAGATAATAATATCTTGGAACAATCCTAAATTTAATAGGATTTATAATTCTATTTCCCGAAAAGTGTATTCTAATTTAGTATATACTCCAAATGCAAGAAATTTAATTTTACGATTAAAAGAAAAAAGTATTAAACCTACCGATCTTGCATCTATGACCCATAAAGAATTAGATCCAGAAGGATGGATTAAGATTAAAGAAGCTTATATGGCCGACTTCAAAAGAGAATTTATAGGAGAAAAAGAAGAAATCAAGGAAGGATTATTTACATGTGGTAAATGTAGGACAAATAAAACTACCTATACGCAAAGGCAGACTAGAAGTGCAGATGAGCCTATGACAGTATTTGTTAGATGTCTTAATTGTGGTAATAAATGGAAATGTTAAAATATTTGTATTAATAAATGAAAAGAAATTCTTTCGGTATGGATTATGCTGTTCCTGGTACATTAGGAGGTTTAGGAGGAGGTTATGTTCAGCCAAATTTAATGTATTTTGGTGATTCTAAAGAAAAGATATATAAAAATCTTGGAGAGATTCTTCTTCTTATATTGAAAGATAATATAGATCCAAATTTAATAACAATTCTATGTAATTGTGCTAAAGACGATAATTTTGAAGATTGTTTTGATATACTTACAACTATAATAAAAAAAAAATAAACTACCCAAAAGTAGATTCTCCTGTTACTGTACAGTATAAGAATCCATCTTTATTTTTAGATTTATCATATATTACTTCTAGAGTATCAGATATATTTATAAATCTAGTTCCAAAGAATATATATAACCCTTTTTCTGGTTTAAGTGATATTCTTTTACGTATTACGTAATTAAATTGTCCTACTGTTAGATCATTAGGTACTAAAAATTTATGTTTAACTATATCAGGTAATCCAGAATGTTTATTTTGTTCTACTATTATTGGTATTCTTCCGGGATATTTGTCTTTTATACGTTTTGATTCTATTGTTCTCTGTTGTAAAGTAAATCTTTTTTTAAAAGAGCCTTCTTCGTAAGTTGGCATTTAATATTATAAATAAATTAAATACTTATTATTTTTCATATATTTCTTTTGTAAGTTTATTTAATATTATAAATAAATTAAATACTTATTATTTTTCATATATTTCTTTTGTAAGTTTATTTAAT